GAACAAGTGTGGGACTGTGAAAGCGTGATCTTTAGGAATAGAGACGAGGGAGGTCATATTACAGACTTCGCGAAAATTAATTTAAATAAGTTGGACTGGAGTCAAAGATTCACCAGTTAGAAACTGGAACCACATGAAGTGATCTGGAGCATGTCCTGGGTGGTGTAACTCTGGGTGCGTACCATCACAACAGTCTGGTCAGTAGACGTGGCTGTGATGATGTAGCGGGTAAGCCAGACATTAGTGGGCATGCTCATTGGAGTCATAACGCTCTGGAGGACTTCCACACTGCCAGTGTAAGGCAGACAGTTGAAGAAAGCGTTTTGAGGACTTGGGCTGGTTGGATATGTGGTAACCATCTCCAAAACATAAGTACCAGGCTCCGCGAAAGAAAGGAAATTCGAGGGTGTGGAAGTACCTAAGGTGTTGGAGTCAGCAGAAAGCCACGCGAAAACGCGTACCTCAGAGGCGAAATGAGGACGACCATGTGGTTTGTCGTCAGGGGCAAGAAATAGGCACTGAGACGAGGCGTCTGAGCCACATTTGATCGTGTGACACGGATCATCAATGGGCTCGTTGGACTGTATTACGCCGAAAGGAGGATTTACGGAACTGATGGGGCAATTCCAGCCGGCAGCCTGACCGTTGAGAAGAGAGCGGAAGGGTAGGACTGGTAGGTTCAGTTCGATATCGTAGGTAATGTAGAGTCGGCCGATCACCTGGTTGGCGGAATCGGTAGGCAAACCCTCGTGTGCAACGGTTACGACACCATGGTCGTAAAGGTTCGGAGGACCGCTACAACAAGCCCGACGGGTAAAAAGTTTGTCGGATACCTGTAGTTTCGGGTCACATTCGATGCCATGCATTAGGGTTTCACTTGGATTACCGCGAGTGTGATAGGCGCTCTGCAAAATATCTTCCATGTCACGGAACGGCAGCTCGTTTGCGTTATACTGTGTGCCAATTGCGACAGTACCAAGAGCCATACTAGCTGAATAGTTACTCGAGGTGGTTTCGTAGGACACAACAGCTCCCATGAGTTGCCATTCGGTGAAGTGGGTTGCAATCTGACTAAGCCAAGGGAAGGTGGAGCCGTCAGTGCATTGGAGGCGATACAGAGTTTGAGCAAAGCTGGATGCGTCATTCGGAACACGAACCGTAGATATAAACTCACGTTTCCTGATCCGGATGCCGGCAGCGCCGCTTGGGCTAAAGGACAAGTTTGTAGGCTTGAGATTGTCGCCGGCAATGATGGAGTTGGACTTGATATTATAGTCGCCCCGACCGGTGATTTGGGATATGAGACCACCGGCTTGTCTGCCGATGTCTCCCCCCAGAAAGCCGCCCATCTTAGCGAAGGCGCCGCGCGGTATGCGTTTTAGAACTTTGTTGTCGACGGCCTTGATGGCTCGTGTGAAGTAGTTGCCTCGTCCGCTGATCGTGCGCTGGTCACGCAAGCCGCCCTCAGACATGAGGTGCTGCTTCCATCGACGTTCACGTTCCGCGGGAGGTAAGTTGCGAATTTTGCCGCGAGACATAAAATCTTGTTTAGTGACAGCCATAGACAGTCAAAAATATGCGGGAGTGGTGGTAGACGAATTTTTCACGTTTACACCCCTACGCCGCCGCCGCAGGATACGATATTTCTTAGTATAACGCCAGGACCGTGAACCTAGCGTGATGCCGCAGCAGTGTTACTCTTTGGGGGTGGAGCACAGCGAGGTGACGTATTTCTCGATCTCGCGACGCATGGTCTTCTTAACATTGTGCGTAGCTTCATCGTCATTCTTGTCTACCTTGGCGGCGCGGTACTCCTTGAGTTTGTTGTGTTTCTTTAGTACTTCCAATAATTCCGCTTGCTGACTCCGGGAGCGTGGAGGCTGTTTAGGCTTGTTATGTTGCTTGGTGTCAGTTTTTGTGTAATGCACGGCATTAGCTTCGTCGTCGACGCCTTTATAGTATATCGACGCGTCACCGCCTTCTTCCATCTCAGCTGCGGTAGGCTCAGGTTTCTCCCACAGAGTGGGACATTGTGAACCAACCGGGCCCTTGTCGAG